TTCCACTCCACAAGCGGATAGAGATAGCGATACTTGCTGTCGTCCCTGCTCGTCTGCATCCTGTGTGACTCGTCAGCATCGAAGCCCAGCAGCTTGATCACCTGATCACCCCGGCTCCAGCAGTCCCGCGCGGGCTGCCAGTTGTTGACGTACTTGTTCTGTGGATCTCGCTTGAAGCGCAGGCTGCACTTTTTGAACCCGTAGGCGAGCGAGGGGAGTCTCTCCGTCTGAAGGGATCGGCTCTCTAGCGTCACTCGGTCGCCGTCCTTGTTCGTGTAGCAGACGGTCACGATCGCCGGATAGCCCCGCTCTGTGAGCCAGTCTGAGAAGAGTTTAAGATAGGCGTAGGTGCCTGGGCGCTCCCCCCCTGTGTCCGCGAAGAGGATCAGGTCTACCGGCTCTTGGCGCTTGACTAGGCCGATGAGCATGGCGGTGGAGTTCGTGCCCCCGCCATAGGAGACAACGACAGGAGAGCGAGTCACGACGACTCCCCAGAAGCTGGGGGGAGTGGGGAGCCGCCGCGCTCATCGCCCACCGGGTCAGTCGGTGGGACATCAGTGGTGGCCAGCATCATCGGCACCACGCCCCGCAGGCTCCGTCAACGAAGACGAAGGATCCTTGCTCCCCGTTGTGGGGCTTGCGCTTTGGTAACTCGATAAACGGGCCGCGCTTGTCGAAAGTGCGCCCGATCTCTTCTTCGAGTTCAGAGACACGTGCCGCATGCTCTGGGCGGATTGTCCGCAGGATCTCGCGCTCTTTGGACGACCAGTGTACGCACGGCTGACACGACCTCCTCGGGAGGCCCCCGTAGTCGATGCGGACACCGTAACGGGCGAGGATGGCGCGGGCGTCGTCCTTGTTCTTTCCAGCCTCTAGGAGCGGGAACACTGGTCGACCAAGCTCATCGGGCCAGGAGCCCCGGTATCTCGCGGCCCGCCCCTCTTCACCGACCAGATAGCCGATGCAATACAAGCCGTCAGATTCAGGCATCCTGTCGAAGACAAGCCGGCGACCCTTGGGATTCCGAATGCTGCCCCCCTCCCACCGGGCAAGCCCCCCAAGAGCATCTGCCGCCCAGAGCATCGCGGGCTCGGCCTTGAGTTGCCTTGAGGCGGGGCAGGGCATCCCGGCCATCGGGATATAGTTCCGCTCCTTCCAGACCTCCCCAATGTCTGTGGCCTGGACGGTCAGCGGGGCGCCGATAAGCTCTGCGACGCGGCGAGCATCAGGCTCGGCGGCTGGATCGTCCCACCCTAAGTTCTGATGAACGGCGAGAAACTCAAGGTCGGGCCAGCGCTCGCGAGCCAGCAGCGCGGCAGCGCTTGAGTCGATGCCTCCAGAGAGGCCGACAAGGACTTTTTGAGACACCATCAACCCCCTGAGACGGTCGGTGAAATGTTGTTGCGCCGGTAGTGATGCCGGCAGTAGACGCAGGCGAGATAGCCGTGCAGCTTCTCCCCGTCCTCGATGTGCGTGGACTCTCTGCACTTCCAGCAGTCGAAGCTCTGTCCGCACTCGCAGGGGCTCACCTCGTCGCAGACGACGCAGCGCCGAACGCAGGGGCACGGCTCTCCCTCCGTCCAGTGCAGCCGCTCGCACTCGGGACATCGGACTCTGATGAAGGACTCAAGACCGCTCATTCTCGCCTCCTGTACGGGTTCGCCGCTCGCTTTCGGAACTCAGGGATCCCAGCTCGAGATCGCCAATACTGGACCCTCGCCGGGTCCACATCGAGGAGCTCCGCGATCTGCTGGTCGCTGGCTCCAGGGTCCTCCTGGAGGATGTCCCCCAGAGCCCAGCCAACGGAGGCGTAGCTGGTTCCCAGATAGACGATCGGTCGTGGTCGCCCGCCCATTAGTTGGAATCCTCCTCGGCCCGATGCTCGAGGCACTCATCGCAGACGACCTCCCCGTGCGGCGCATCATCCCCGCAGGTTCGGCAGATCCCAGGCTGGACGGCGCACTCTTCGCAGACCTTCGTGCCGCTAGGCTCGCCGCACTCGACGCAGACAGCGCAGCGGGGGCAGCCGTCGCCGTCTGTCCAGTACAGACGCTGGCACTCCCCGCACCGCACATGGATGAAGTCGTGCTCGTCCTCGTAGTCGCCGCTCGTGATTCTCATGCCGGCTCGTCCTCGTAGCCTCGCCCCAGCGCATCGCGCCTGGCTTCCTTGAGATCTTCCGCCGTGAACCTGTCGTCGTTGGCGAAGTGCTCTGATAGAGCGTTCACGTCGGCCAGGGTCTTAGCTCCCCCGAAGGCGAGCCGCAGATATCCGGGAGGAGCTCGCCGGCTCTGCTGCTCCTCGTCCTCGCATCGTCGCCAGCGCTGCCAACTATCGACGCAGTCGGAGCAGAGGATCCCCCCGACCGCCTGGACGGCGGTGCGGAAGCTATGAACCTGGGCGAAGCTAGCGCAGGCGTCACCATCCTCCAGGAAGGCGAGGCACCGAAAGCACTCCTCGATCTTGCTGGCCTCCTCGAGGAAGCCCCGCAGGCTGGGGGCCGATACGGTCCCGGTCAATGAGCGCTCATTCATCGTTCGTTCCTTCGCAGAAGCAGATGGGTGGAGCCTCCCCCCCTGATTGGCTCAGGGGGGATTCGCTGGGCTCCGCAGCTAGGTCGCCGGCTGAGAGGAACGAGCGGGTGCGAATCTCAGCCAAGACCCGCGAAGGATCGCACCCGCATCTCTTCAGTGTCTCCTACCAGGGGATGTCGTCGTCAGCAGGATGCGGAGGGCTCTCGGGCGTCTGGGGCGCTTCCGCTGGACTGTCGTCCTGGCCGATGCGCGAAGACGGTCCCGGCGAGAGCAGCTCGTTGATGTAGACGTTGATCCGATCGCCCTTCGTCTGCTTCCTGACCATGACGACCGCGCCCAGGATCTGAGTCGCGACCGGACCAGTCCTCCTCGTTTCCGGGTCGAGGAGTCCTCCGACGATCTGCGGGACCTCCCCCAGAAGGGTGCGGAGATCTTTCTTCGCCCATCCGATCTGCTTCCGCCGGTAGTCCTCGTCATCCTGACGGCGCCCCAGCGGGGCGATCATCCGAACGAGGGGACGCCCGTCGAAGACGCCGCCGAGGACGCCGAAGGTCATCTTGAGCCAGAGATCGCCCGTCTTGCTCTCGAAGCAGTCGAAGGCGACGACTCGAGCCCGGTGGTCACCGTCAGGGATCGCGGGGTCAGACTCCGAGGACTTCTTGTCGCCTTGGGCGTCGTCCGCGACCGCATCCCAGAGATCGTAGTAGGGGTTAGGCATCGTCGTTCTCCTCTCGGCCGAAAGCCTGCTTGAATGCCCGCGAGAACTCGCGGAAGTTTGCGGGGATCTGGGGGGGGAGGCAGCGCCCAGGGGTGCCCCGGCCCTTCGCCTCGATTCGGAGCTCCGCAGTGTCGGTCGCCTGAGTGGTCAGGTAGCGCTCGCCGTCGTCACCGATGTGCATGTGCAGGACGAAGTCCACCGCCGAGAGGAGCGGGAGCTTCCCCGTGTTCGGCAGGTTGACGGTGACGACGCTCCGGCCTGTCTCGATGGCGACCCCGTTTCGACGCTCAGTCAGCGGGGCGACCTTCTCGTGGGCGAGGAAGATCGGGAGGATCTTCCGCCCGTCTGCCGCCTGGAGGTTGATCACGCGGTAGATGAACTGCGACCACTTCGTCTTGAGGAGGCTCCAGCCCTTTCCGTGGGCGGCTTCACCGACCGTCGTCACGCCGAGCTGGTGACAGACGCTCTGCTCGCAGTAGGCCCAAGCCCGATCGACCGTGTCGATCGAAACGCAGTTGAAGCCGTGATCCTCCATCTCGAGGGCGTCGAGAACTCCGAGCAGCTCATGGAAGCCCCGGGGCTCCACGGAGGTCGCCTCGATCATCCTGGTTCCACCCTCGAGGTCAATAGACAGGCAGTCGGGGAACCTGGACAGCGCATAGGTCTTGCCTACTCCGGGCCTGCCGAAGAGGACCGCGCTGGTGTAGCGCAACCCCTTCGGCTTGTGGGGTCGGGAGGGGAGGATGCCCGCCCTCCTCTTCTGTGGTGTGTTCATGGATTCGTTCCTTCCAGTTCGGGGTGGATGTCCTCTCGGACAGAGAAAGCCGAGGGGCCGACGACCCCGCGACAGAGATCAAAGAAAGGGCATCGCCCGTAGTCGAGGCAGTGCCGTGCGTTCCTGATGGTCATCCCGCCATTTTCGATGCGGAGGATCCGAAGGTGGGCCTCCCAGGCCTCATGCATCCAGCGCTCGATCTGGTCGTCGGTGCGGACCAGGAGGACCTCCTCGAAGTAGAACTCCGGTCGGGTCGCGTAGTCGTCTGCGAGTCGCTCCGCGTAAGCGGCGATCGACTCCGGCCCCGTCGAACCGTCAGCGAGCTTGACCTTCTTCTTCGGTCGAATGGAGGGCTTCCGGATCACCCGATAGAGCATCTTCCGAACGGGAACGCCGAACAGATCGGACGCAGCCGCGAGGTATGCGGATACCTGCCAGTCGAGATCGAGCCGCTCCAGGTACGTCGAGTCCAGGCGGCTCGTCGTCTTGATCTCCATCAGGACCGGAACTTCGTTTCCGTCGAGCTCGCCCGGCAGAAAGACGCCGTCGATCTTGCCGGCGAAGTCATGCCGCAGGGAGGGTCGGCCTGTTTCCGGGTTCCTGAATGGCACCCGGAACTCGACCTCGTGACGGCTGGGCCACCCTTTCCAGAGCTGGAGCCCGCCCTCGACCATCGACCGAACGATCGCAGAGTCCAGGGCCAGCTTCTCTCGCTCCGACTCCGACCAGATCGCTCCAGCCTCCTGCTCCAGAAGCTGGACGGCGGCGCCCGCCTCGCCCAGCTCGAAGCCCAGATGGACAGCAGAGCCCATACCCAGGGCGGTCGTCGTCGGGGTCTTGAAGCGCTCCAAGTACCGGAGGCGCATCTTCTCCTCGCAGGAGATAAGCGCCGTCATCATCGACTGAGTTACTCGAGTGCGGTCACTCACGAGCCGCTCCTCTCTCGCAGACCGTGGCGGCAGACATCACAGACAGGGCCGAAGCCCCACTGCGACCTCGGGCCGACTGGCGAGGCACAGCCCCAGCGGGAGCAGATCCCAGGGGGCTTGATCCTCCTCCGCAAGTTAGGCCGCAGGAGGGACAGGTTCCGGCCTGCCTTGAGTGCCTTGATCATGCTCCCCCCCCTGCTGCACGGCGATACGCCACGAGCTGCATCGTCGCCACGTCGTCGGGACAGCCGGCCGTCACGGTGACGCAATTCCGGTTATTCCTCTCGCACTCCAGGCACGATGGGTGCCACCCGGGGGAGAAGATGCGAATGCGCGACATGGCGCCCGGAGCAGGCACACCCCTCGTAGCAAGTTCGGAGTCCTTTTCGGTGATGGCGTCAAGTCGGCGCTCGACCTCAAGCTCAGTCATGCCACCTTCGGGCCTGCGAACAGACTGCGACGCGTAGATCCGTCGATACTCGCTCATGCTCCCCCCCTCACCAGCGAGAAGCTCCGCTCAGTGGACACCCTCTCCCTGACGTGGACGGCTCCATCGTCCCGGAAGGTCAGCTCCGCGCACCCGTTGTCGTCCATCCACTCCCACACGAGCCCGGCGATTGCCTGGAGGGTGTCCTGCTGGCTCTCCCCCTGGCTGGCACCCCCGTAGCTCAGGAGCTGCTTGACTACCCTCTCGGCGGAGGAGTCAGGGGTGGATGTGGCCTCGATGGGCACCCGGCTGGGATCTCCGTAGTTCGCGGGCCTGGAGGCTGCGCCGTTAGGCAGTGGCCCGAGCCCCTTAGCCTCACGCCATTCGCGGGCTGCGGTGTAGAAGGCGTTGCGACTGGTCTTGAGTCCCAGCTCCTCGGCCCTCTCCAGGATGTTGTCGGCCGTCAGGGAGGGGTCCTCCTCGATAAGCCTCCGGGCGACTGCTGTCATGTTCATCATCGTTCGTTCCTTCCTTCCTTCGCTCCAGCCAGGACATCGCGCCCCGGGGTGGACCCCGCTCTGCCGGCCCCCGAGAGGCGCGGCAGGCGACTGGTAGCTAGTTCTCGGACAGCAGATTCTCGATGCCCGCAGAGCCCTCAGCGAGCCCCCTGCTGAGCAGGCGTCCCGCGAATCGCTCCAGGCTCCTCTGCTCGCTCAGGGAGCCGTCCTGAGCGGAGAGGGTCAGCCCGGAAACCACAGCTGCGAGGTTCCTGCCTGGGAAGCTCGTCTCGTCCCTGGTGCAGTCAGCAGCACGGCGGACCTGGGCCTCCGTCATGTGCCCGTCTTTCCGTCCCCAGAGGTGGAGGAGCTGGAACGCATCTGCGACGGCGACCTTCGTGGCATCGACGAACTTGTCCACGAGGCCAGCTCCGCTGACCCGGGCCGACTTGATGGCATCCCCCAGGGTCCTCTGAATCGTGTCGATGGAGAGGGGGGCGAACTTCCCTCGCTCCTGACCCTCCGACAGCAGGGTGTCGATGTCGACGGTCGGGGTGTCTGGTCTGTCGATTACTTCTACTCGCATTGCTAATCCTCCGTTCTGTTCCTTCGCATACCCTCTGGGGTACACCCTGGCGGCTCGACGCCCCCCGGGGGGAGGACGGAGCCAGTGCCGGGGCTACCGGGGCTACCTGGCCTCGGACTCGGTCCCCAGAGCGGTCAGGGCGAGGAGATCATCGAGGACTGCGTCGAGGGCGATCCAATCCGAATCGCACCGCTCTGAGGGGTGCACCGAGGGGTGCCGGGTGAGGACGGACTCGATCTCGCGCCTGCGGCGGGTCTTCTCATCGCGGCTCAGGTTCAGGCTCATCCGAAGGTTCGAGTATCGGCGTCGGACGGTGATAGGGGGGATAGGCATCTCAGTTCTCCTCGTTCGGGGTGGACAGGGACAGGGCGGACAGGGTGCTGCTGATCGAGTCCAGAGCCTGACGGAGGTGGTCGTTCTCGCGCTGGAGGCGCTCGTTCTCGCGCTGGAGGTCAGTCAGGGCCTCCGGGTCCTTCCCGTTGGCGGTCGCGTCGAGATCCCCGCGGAGGCTCCGAACGTCAGCGATGCCCGAACGAACGACTCCGGCAGCCTCGTCGATCCACTCCTGAGACTCAGCGTCGAAGCGGGCGAGGAAGAAGTCCCCGTCCTCGTCTTCCACGAGGTGCAGTCCCGCTGGCCCAGGGTCGCCAGGGCTCTTCTTCATTGCGGTGGTCATTTGTTCGT